CGCGCGGCAGCTCCACAAACGGATAAAGCTGGTGGTCGTAAGGCATCATCTCGTGGATGGCTGCCTTGTCGGTGATGGAATAGGACAGCACTGTGCGCGTGACCTTGGTCGCCTTGGTCTTCTCGTCGTGCTCCTTGCGGTAGACGTGCCAGATTTCGATGAGGTCGCGGAGCTGCTCGTAGAGGAACTGGTCGCTGCGGTGGATATTAAGGTGCAGGCGCTTCATCTCGCCCTTGTATTTCACCGCCTTCTCAACCCACTCCTTATCCCAGCCCTCGATGGCCGCGCGCTCGCGTAGCTCAACCTCATTCAGAAGCTCCCGGCGGGCAACAAAGGCCGCGCGCTGAATGCTGTCGGTTTGGATCGGGAAGATGACATCCTCCCAAGCCTCAAGCGCGCGGACGACCGGCTTATTCTCAAAAACGTACGGATACTCCCACTCAACAACGCCCTTCTCGCGGAACTCGCGGACCTTGCTTGTCTTGCCAAGTTCCGGGATCACTTGGCCCATTAGCTCGGCGGCCAGATCCTCCTGCATAGGGTCTAGAACGACCTCAAGTAGCGCTTGAAGGTTTGGGTCTTGCGACTCCTGCAGCATTGCCATGGCGTCTTCCATGCTGAAGCTCTTGATCTCAACGCGGGTAGTGGTCTGCCAATCGACAGCCATGATGGCGAGGCCGTAGGTTTCGCGGAACTCGGCGGCAAGACGGACTTCCCTGCGGAGGTCATCCAGGCAATGAGAAAAAAGGAGCCACTTGAGTATGCTCTCGGCGGCAGTCTTTTTGTCGATGTCCATCGACTCAACCGGCTGGACCTGCACGCGTGACTTGAAGAATGCGTTAGTCAGCGCAATGACACGCTCGCGAATGATGGACTCGGCAAGGAAGATGCGCGTGTCCGCGGCGTTTTCAAACGGAAAGATTTTGCGACCATACGCGCCGGAGTGCTTGCGGCCGTCATCAGTCTGGCCTGCCCAGATGCAGTAGCGGGTGTTCCAGTTGCGCAGCTTGCGCTGAATGTAGCTGGCGCCGTCGGCGTCGGCCTGGTTAATGTCGCCGATGATCTCGGTGATTTTAGAGCGGTCGGGTGCTTTCACTAGATCAAGACAGTTGTTTTTCGCGGGGTATAGTTGACGACCACCTCTGGGTTCCGTTTCTTGAACCAGTCACGGAAGTTGCGGTCGCTCCAGCAGCCGCTGCCTAGCTTTTGCTGCCATGCGAAATAAGCCTCTGCCGGCACGTCCATGACATGCTGACCGAGGCCGTCCACATTGCAGTGCTCGATCTGGTCCGAGAGCTGCTTGGCTTTTTGCGCCTCAATGGCGGTGAGCGCTTTCTGCGCCGACCACCCGGTGAGGAGCTCTTCTTTGACGAGGTGAGCCAGCTCGTCGTCCATGTCGGCGACCAGATCGCCGAAGATTGTAGGCGTCATCCTGATTTCTGCGGCCGGCGTGCCAGCCGCAGTGTATCAAGACGTGGAGCCTTAGAGTGCCGAAACTGGAGCCACACCCAGGTAGATGTGGATCTCTCCGCTATCAAGAGCGGACAGCAACTTGGCGGCCGTGCAATCAACCAGCGCCTGAATGTATTTAGGCGAGGCGGTCGTGCCAGCAACGAACACAAACGGCGTTGTCGAAGGATGAACCTTGTAGGTCACCACCGTGCCAGAAGGATTAGTCTCCTGCGAGGTGATGAAGGCATCATCGTCAGCCGTAGTGTCATTGTGACCAATCTTGAAGGTGGTCGCAATGAGGCTGGTGTCGGTGGTGCTGTCAAACGTCGTGACAACCTTTGTTGCAGCGCGAAACACGGCCGTCCCGGCAACAACAGGCAGCAAGTTCAGCGTTTGGCTTGCGTCGGTGTCTGTAAGGTCATCGTGCGTGACGATGCACTTGTGCGAAAAGCCGGTTGCGGCCTTAGTTTCGATTGGAAGTTCAAATACTTTCATGTGTTTTCTCCTTTAAGGTTAGATTAGGAAGTAGCGTTGAGCTTGCCCATCGCACGCGGCGTGAGGGCCGCGATGGAAACGATGCAGTCAATGATTCCGCGGGGACCGCCACCAGCGTCCTCCAGCTCGCGGAACGCCGGACGGCGGCCGTAGCGGATGAGCAGATGGTCAGGATTGACGATGTAGCCGCGCGCAAACTTCTCAGCGTCGGTGCTGGCACCGGCGGCGAGGAGAAGGCTTGGGACGATCTCAACGGACGAGAAGTCGCCCTCGTAGAAGCTAATGTTGGAAACCAAGCGGTCAGACGACGCCTGTTGAGCGGTCTGGCGAAGGTTGAACACGTTCGACGTGGCGTTGACAGTGAAGCGCGTGAAGTTGGTGATAGCCTTCTTCAGCGTGGGGCCGACAACGGCAACCAAGCGGTCGGTAGTTCCGGTCTGCTGGTAGATCGACTGCAGAACGTCCTGCAGCTTGCTCTCGGTGAGAGTGCTGGTGGATGTGTTGTCGATTGAGCCAGACGGCGTGCGCTGCGAGGCAGGCACGGGAAGGTCTGTCTGTGCGCTGGAGCTCACCCAGGAGCCCAAGCCCCTAAGTTTATAGGCTGCGCTGCCGCTGCCTTCCTGCGAGTCGTTGTCGCTGGAGAACGCAGCTTCGCAATCACGCTTGAGTTCAGTAATGGCGCGAGCAGTGCCACGGGCCATTTCCTTGCGCTTACCAACTCCGGCGACATCTTGGATGTTCTGCTGGAAATCGCTAACGCGGATCGTGCGGCGGAACTTCTGCGAGCGGGCGCTGAGAAGGACGCGGTTCTTGGTCGGGTCGTCGTAGTCGCTAACGTCAGCGCTGTCCACAACGCCGTCGAAGGACGGAGTGTTGTAGCTGTCAGCTTGGTAGCTGAAGAGACCGGGGTTGTTCAGATCTGCGCCGATTTTGGCAACAGAGCTGGAAATAGGAGTGTTTTTGGCATCAACAACGGAGATGATGTCCAACAGATCTTCGCGGTTGCCCGTCGAAGGGAATAGAGCGCCAACTGTGCTAGGCATGATATTAAGTCTTTCTTGGTTTTGAGTTTGTTAACTGAAGAGCGCTTCTGACATGTAAGCCTCGAGATCGTTGATCCCGCCGGCGCCAGAGAGCACCCGATTGCGAACGTCTTTGCTGACCGTTCCCTTGGTAGATGTTTTTGACGAGCTAACTGGTTTCACAGGTGTAGGCGTCTTTTTCGCGGACGAGACTTTGTCAGCGGCCTTGGTCTTGGCGGCCTGGGCTTTCTGCGAGGCCATAAGCTGTTGCTCGCCGTACAGTGCCAGTCCGACCCAGTATTCAACTTGCGGGAGCTTCAATAGCTCCGGCGCTTGTTTGACCGTGGCCTCAAACGCCTTTTGCATCGGCGTTCCCTTTTTGAGTATGTCAGGGAAGAGATTTTGCGTTGCCTCCAGCGCAGGTTGCCTCTGGGCAAGCCACTGTTGGCGCGCGGGACCGTGAATAGACAGCAGGTCGTCTGCTCGGAGCAGGTATTCTTTAACCTGATCGCTGTCTAGGTAGGTCTCGCTGCCGTCAGGCCGAGTGATCGTTGCGCCGTCCGTATTGCGCAGAGCCCAGCGTCGCACCTCTTGGGCGCTCTTGATTTTCGCATCAAGCGCTTCCGGTGTGTCTACGTCTGCCAGCGGGTTGTCGGCGCTGGCTTGCAGCACCGGCCTCGCGGCCTCGTTGACCTGGGATTCCAGCTCGGTGAGGCGCTTTTGGGCCTCCTCGTACTGAGCTTTGATCGTTGCGGCTTCCTCGCTGGCGGCTTTCTTTTGGGCCGTCAGCTTGTCGATGCGTTTCTGCACCTTATCCGGCGAGGGCTTTTCTTCCTCCTCGTCGGCTTCGCCGTCCTCGTCTTCTGGCTTCTCTTCGACATCCTCGCCGTCTCCCTCGGATTGCTCCGCGGTCTCCGGCTTCTCAGTCTCGTCTTGTGAAAGAACTTCCTCGTCGGACGACTCTTCGTCTGCCTCGTCAGCTACAGGCGCCGGGGCGCCGCGCAGCTCATCAAGAGCCATTGAAATTATATCGTCCGATCCACCACCTGCGTCCGTAGACGCCATCCCATCCGCCATGGATTAACCTCCAAGAAGTGCCAGGCAGTCCGTCTGCCAGTCCGTGTAGTCAACCACAGCTCCGACTGCGCGGAGCACACCTCGACTACAACACAACCTTAACCAACTACTGGACAAATGTCCAGCACTATTTTAATGCGTCACAATAATTGGACACTTTTGGTTACAACACCGCTCAGTAATATTGCGGCGAATATTTGCCGAATCGCCGCAAATGTGCGCGAAAGGGAACCTAAGCAATGGACAGCCGTCCCGCTTCAATGCGGCGCGCCTCAATGTCGTCCCACAGTTCCATGAGTGCGGAGAGCTGTCCGGCGGCGTGAGACAGCAGCCCTGGGTCTTTTGCGGTGGCCATGTTGCCAACGAGCATAGAGGCGTCAGCGATGCGGTCCTGCAGGTTCAGCATGACGGCGACAAATGAGGAGTGCGCTGACTCTCTCTGGAACGCCATAGCGTTGCTCATGTCGAAGTTTTCGGGTTTTGTGTACATGTC